TCAGAGATTGACTATATTTTGACTATCAGAGAGATTATTTTGAGCATTGAAGAAGTCGTTTATTTTATTGATAGATGCAGAAATTTGCTGATTGTCGAGGTGGGTATATATATCCAACGTTATCTGTATGCTTGAATGACCGAGCAGACGTTGAGCAGTTTTTACGTCTATGCCGGCATAGTATAAGTTAGTAGCATATGTGTGTCGGAACATATGCGGAGTTATATCGTTAGCTATTAGCCAGATTGGTCTTTTGCCGACATCTTCTTTTTTTCTTTTGCCCTGCTTCGGAATTGTACCGCCTGCGGCAAGATTTAATTTATATATCACATCACGCCATATTTTTCTAAATTCTGAAAGTGTAAGCAGATTGCCGTCCTCTGTTGTGAAAAGGTATATGCTATTTATACTATGTATATAATTCATCAATGATTGCAATAATTTATCGGGTATAGGTATTTCTCTGTTACCGGCTTGAGTTTTTGGAGAAGGCTTTATTGTGCTACTTCTATACTGCATAACAAGATTTTTTGAAATCGATATTTTTTTGTTAATAAAATCAATATCGCTGACTGTTAAAGAAAGTGCTTCGCCTTTGCGGATACCCGTATAATATAGCAAGTCAATAAATACACGTTCCATAGAATTAAAATCCGCTTTAAATATCAACTTTTTTTCAGCATCGGTTAGGGCTCGCTTTTTAGGTTTCTTTTTGTTAGGCAAGGTTAAGCCTAAAGAAATATCCTTATAAACGTATTCGTTAATTATAGCTTGTTGAATAATCTGTTTTATTGTGATTTTAACTATTTCCGCAGTACGATGATGTCCGTCACGAATAATACTGTTTAATAATTCCTGTATGTGATGTGATTTCAACGCATTTAAACGAATATTGCCTAAGTTGGGGATAATATGCGTATTTAGTGCGTTTTGGTACATTAAATAAGTGTTGTATGCCTTGTCAGCTTTGTAAAGCTCTAACCACTTCTTGCCCCACTGCTCTACGGTCATTCCCTCATCATTTATTATGATACCTTTGTTTTGCAAACTTTTAAATTCAGCTACTTTTTTGTCAAGCTCCATAATTGTGCGACCATATAAGGTTTTACGTTTTGGTTTTCCATCGTCAGTGTAGCCGACAATCGTACTTGTTGCATATCGTCCGTCAGGACGTTTCTTATATTTAGCCATAAAAATAACACTCCTTTTCTAATTTTTATATTGAAAATAGAGTGCATTTATGATACAATATTATTGGTTTGAGTATTGTGTATAAATGCACTTTATTCTGTTTCCTCCGACTGTTGGTAGCGGTCGGGGGAATTTTTTTATAATAAGAATTAAATATTAAGGAATAATTAGTGTATTCCAAGTTCTTTCATTGCTTCATCGGCTGAAACAAATGTTTTACATTCGGGATTAGTTTCGATTTCGTTTAACATATCAAGGTCGGTTTTATCCGGTTCAATTTCCTCGATATCAGACCAAGAGGAAAAATTATCAATAATAATCTTCCATAATGAATTGGCATCTTTTTCACTCATAACGGTTACAGCACCTAAAATACGTTCTTTAATGTTTGACATAATAATCACGCTCCTTTATTTATAAACATCTCCACGATTACCTATTTTTTCGATATATAATATATTACCCTGTCTATCAAATATAACTCTAAAATCACCGACACGAAGTCTATATTTTGAATCTGTACCTTGAAATTTTTTTACATCTCCGTTAGGAAGAGAGTTTATAGCCGTAACAATTCTTTCTTTTGTCGAACGGCTTTGTTTTTGCAAAAACTTAATTGCTTGCTTAGAATAATTTATCTCCACATTCATCACTTCCTTAAATCAACTTACATTTCTCTAATCAGCAATTTTGGAACACCCATTACTCGGCAATGCTCTTTTTTACTAATTTATTAAAAATCGACTATTTTAATAAATTAATTACGATTTTGATACATTTTGTTACGTTTTTTTTGTATTTTTAATGCGATTTTAGAATGTTTCTTCACAAATACCCAAAACTTTACCGCAACATTTGTTTCTGATATATTCATTAATGATTATATCGGAATATTTTTCATTATGTGAAATTAATCTGTCAACACCTAATTCCTTAACGTATGCGTTACCGTCCACAACAAATATCCCGATTTCACCGATTTCAATACTTGGCTGTTCTTTGACGAATAACTTATCGCCGTCGTGATATGTTGGCTCCATACTGTCACCCGATACACGGACAATAAAATCTGTACCCTTTGGCGGCTGTTCCGCAAGGTCAACCTTTTCAGGATATTCTTCGTCCAACGGGTTTCCTGTTCCTGCCGATACAGGCATATCATAATACGGTACTTTATATTTTTTAATAGGTATGATGTTATCGTAATTTGGTTCGGTAGCGATTTTATCAATACGTTCTAATTCAACATTCATTATAACATTTACGGCTTTTTTGCCGTGATCGTCTAATCTTCTATAATCAGATACTAATTTTTTTTCTACTAAAGAATACGTGCTATTGTCATTGTTTTTTACATTAAAAAGTGAATTAGGCTCAATATCCAATATACCACACATTACCTCTAAAATATCTACATCGGGACGATTTATGTTTTTCTCCCAGTTACTTATAACAGTATTAGAAACATCAAGTTTGTCACTTAATTGTTTCTGCGTAAGTTTTTTTGATATACGAGCCTGTTTTAACTTCTCACCAAATGTAAGCATTTTTAAAACCTCCTCTCTTATGTATCCATAATAGCACAAAAAAATAAATTTGTAAATAGCTAATTTCAGAAATTCTGAAATTTTATACTAAAAACACTTGACAATTCAGATAAACAGGATTATAATATAGTAAAATCCAGAAATTCAGAAACGAGGTGATATAATGAAAGTACACGAAAGAGTAAAAGTTTATCTCGACAAACACAATATTACTCAAAAGGAATTGTCAAAGGAAACCAAAATTCCAGAAACAACCCTTAGTTTAATATTAAGAGGCGGTCGAAAGTTTGAATGTGACGAGTTTGAACTTATTGTACAGGCTTTAGGCGTTCCTGCGTCAGAGTTCATAAAGCCAAAGAAAAAATCAGCCTAACGAGGCGGAAAGGAAGTAGGAGAATGGAAGAAGAAAAAACAATTAAAATATCAGTAACATTGAATACAGAGCCATTAGAAAAAGCGTTAGGAAAAGCGAATGATTTAGTTGAAGTAATAAATAAAGCTAAGTCGCTTTCAAACGACTTAGCCTGTATGGTACAAGATTTGAATTTTACACCTATAATCAACGAGAAACCGGAGGGTTTGCAATAAGTAATTTTGTTTGAACTAAATTTATAAAAATATCCATATATTTTTGGAGTAAATTAAAATCAAGTTCGGGGTATTTACGTTCATAATGGGTATGGTCGTTACCTAATATTCGTACAACGTCAGCGGTACTTAACATATTTTCAGGTAAATAATTAGAAATAGCCTCAAAGAGTTTTAATTTAATAACTTTTTCGGGTGGTTCATTCAGTTCATTTATAGCATAATCTTTTATAAGAATTTCAAGTGCTGAACGATAACCAATAGCGGCTAAGTTAAGGTCCTTATTATCTTTAGCACGAAGAGCTTGATTATAAACTTCAATAAACCTTGGCGATATTTTTTCAATGAGTTCATCAGAGAATGCAGATGGTTTAAATGGTGTCATACAGCAAATATGAGATTTGCCGTTTGTGACTTCGTATGTAGCAGTAAAAAGTTTTTTACAAGCGGTACATTGGAAGATTAAAAACACAAACTGCGGCGGTTTTGCTGTAAAAGGCGAAATGAAAGTACTTCCTAAAATTAAAGGGTCACAACATATGCCACAATGTGGACATTGTGCAGGTTTTTGATAAGTACAATTCATTTCGTTAGCAGCATTAAATAAATCGTGAAAATTTTTCTGTATATAGTTCATTGATAATCAACTCCTTTGAGATGATTATAGCATAATATCAAGAATTTTACAATGAGAGATAGAAAGTAGGTGAAAAGTAATGGTAGAAGTAAAGCAAGTCGACCTAAAGACTTTCCGTGAAATGTATTGTATCCCGGAAACTACGATATTACGTTGGATACATACTAAGAATTTCCCGGCATATAAACAAGGTCACAAATGGTACATAGATGTCAAGGCATATGAAAAATGGCGTGAAACAGAACACGCCAACAGCTACAAATATGCGTAAAGCATAATCAAATACCTTGCAGGCAGACAAGGGCTGTCCGCGTGTTATCCGTAAAATAGTCAGACTTTCCCTAAGAGTTTTAATCCTTTTGCGGACGGCTCCTGTGTGCCTGTGAGGAAGTAAAGAGAGGTAAACTAATGAACACAATAGGAATTGCGCTGATTAGTTTCGGTATCGGACTAATCATAAGTTGGAAATTGGCAGAAAGGGATATAAAAAATGCTAAAAAGAAAACCAAAAACAGAGAATGAGAAAACGGAAGAATATTTCCACAGAGAAGTATTTCCGATGATTAACGCATTCGCCAAAGAATGCAAGGGACACGCAAAACAGAAAATAACGGTGAAAGGAATATTTTCAAATGAACAAATATGTAGTAATGACGGGCAGAGATGATGTTGTGGTTTTAAATGCCGACGATAACAAGTCGGTTAAGTCATACATAGCAAAAGGATACGGGATAACAAATCGTATCAAGTCAAAGCACCCGCTTGAAATGAGTGTTGCAAAGATTATCAGCGGAGATAACTAAAAGCTATGACGAAATACGCATTTGACGATTGGGCGTGCATAGACGATGACTTTGCTTGTCGTGATGACGACTTCGCCTGTATTGATGACGATTGGGCGTGCATAGATGATGACGACGCAGTATGCGACGATGAACGTGACGGACTTACGGAACAAGAAGCCGAAGCATACGAAAAAGAAAAAGCGTGGTATGAACTATTCAAAGAGGTATTGCAGTTCCCGTACAGTTACGGATTATCTTGGGAAATAGTTTCGGCATACAGACAGCCTATAAAATATCAGAATTAGGAGGTGAGAAGTGTGGCAGATGAGAAAACGGCGGAAATACTGAAATTGTATAGCGAGTTAACACCGAATGAAAAGCATTTGGTAGGTGTTTTCGTAAATGCGATGATACTTAGTCGCAATAAAAATGACCGTCAGAGCGGCAACTCAATAACGGTCAAATAAAAGCACATAGATTATTAATCTATGTCAACATTATATCACAGAAAGGAATAAAAATCAATGCAAATTGTAATTAGGCTTGAACAGAAAGATTTTGAGGGTAACAAGGAAGTATTCGACCGAATGTACGGATTATGTTCGGTACTCAACAAAAAGACGGGACCTGTGGAGAGGACAAAGGCGGAAGTTGAGAAAGCGGCGAACGTTGTAAGAGAGGAACAGACGTCAGACGATACGCCGACAGAGGATAATACCGCCGAAGTGGAATACACAATAGAGGAAGTACGCAAGGCATTCGGTGAATATGCGAAGTCGCAGGGCAGAGATAAGGCCAAGGGACTGCTTCAAGAAATGGGTTACGGCAAAGTAACGGAAATACCGCCTGAGCGATACGCAGAGGCGATGACAAGAATAGGAGATGTGAAGTAATGCCGGAAGAACACGCAAAACTTTCAGCGTCGGGGTCAAAGAAGTGGATAAACTGCCCGGCGTCAATCGCAATGGAAAGCAAATTTCCCGACGAAAGCAGTGAATATGCAAGAGAGGGAACGACTGCACATTCATTGGGCGAGGCAAAGCTAAAATTAGCTTTAAACCACATAACACGCGTGCAGTATCATAAAATGATACGTTCGCTTGACATAACAGAAGATATGGAAGAATACACGGACAGTTATCGTGATTTCGTATTGGAGCGGTACAATGCGATTAAAAGTCAATGCAAGGACGCACAAATACATCTTGAACGCCGTTTAGATTTTTCGGAATGGGTACCCGACGGATTCGGTACAGGCGACACCGTTATTATCGGCGGTGGAATAATCGAGATAATAGACCTAAAATACGGACAAGGTGTCAAAGTATCGGCAGACAAGAACAGTCAACTGCGGATATATGGCTTAGGAGCATTGAGCGAATACGACTACCTATACGACATACATAAGGTCAATTTAACGATATTCCAACCACGACTTGATAACATTGATACGGAAACGCTTACACGCGACGAACTCATTAAGTGGGGCGAAGATTTAAAGCCTAAAGCCGTACTTGCGAACAGCGGTGACGGTGACTGTATAGCAGGGCGACATTGTGATGACGGATTTTGCAAAGCAAGAGCCGTATGCCGTGCGTATGCGGAGGAGAAAAACAGGCTTGCGGCAATGGTTTTCAAACCGCCTTTGGAACTTACCGAAGATGAAATTGCGGAGGTAATAGACCAAGCGGAAAACCTTGCGAAGTGGTCGAAACTCGTAAAGGACTATGCTTTGGAACAGGCACTTAATAACGGCGTTAAGTATCCGGGATTTAAAGTGGTTGAGGGAAGAAGTAACCGCAAATATGCGGAGGACGACAGCAAAATCGCCGATGTATTAATTAAAGCCGGCTATGATGAAAAGAGTATTTACAAAAAGGAAATACTCAACATCACCCAAATGGGAGCACTTTTAGGCAGAGCAAGATTTAACGAACTGCTCGGAGAATATGTAATAAAACCGCAAGGAAAGCCGACGCTTGTACGTTCGGAGGACAAACGTCCCGAATGGAATTCGGCAGAGAAAGCGGCAGAAGATTTTAAAGATATAAAGTAAAGGAGAAATAACAATGGAAAAAAGAAAGACACAGGTAATCACAGGAGAAGTAAGATTCAGTTATGCACACGTTTGGGAGCCGTCATCAATCAACGGCGGTGACGAAAAGTATTCGGTAAGTATCATCATTCCGAAAAGCGACACAAAGACAATCAAGGCTATAAACAACGCAATCGAGGCGGCAAAGCAAGAGGGCATTGCGAAGTTCGGCGGTAAAATTCCCGCAAATTTAAAGTTGCCGTTGCGTGACGGTGATACTGACAGAGAGGACGACGAAAACTATGCAAACAGCTATTTTGTCAATGCAAACTGCAAAACCGCACCGGGTATTGTGGACAAGTCACGTCAGCCGATAATCGACAAGACGGAATTTTACAGCGGTTGTTACGGTCATGCGTCAATTTCGTTTTACGCCTTTAACTCCAACGGCAATAAAGGTATTGCGTGCGGTCTTAATAATTTGATGAAAACAAGGGACGGAGAGCCTTTAGGCGGACGAAACACTGCGGAGGACGACTTTGCGGGACTGTATGACGATGACGACGATTTTCTTAATTAAAAGGTGACAAAATGAAATCACTCAGTATCGACATTGAAACATACGGAAGTGTTGATTTAACTAAATCGGGGGTATATGCTTATGCGAATGCCCCCGATTTTAAAATCCTGTTATTTGCGTATGCGTTTGATGATGAAGAAGTAAAAATAATTGACCTTGCACAAGGTGAGGCATTGCCGAAAGAAGTAATGAACGCACTGACGGACGAAAATATATTGAAAACGGCGTATAATGCGAACTTTGAAAGAACGTGTATCGGTAAGTATTTTAATATTAATTTGCCCGTAAATCAGTGGCGGTGCAGTGCGGTACAAGCGTCTGAACTCGGACTTCCGCTTTCGCTTTCGGCGGTGGCGGTTGCACTCGGCTTGGAGGAGCAAAAGGACAAACGCGGAAAAGCCTTGATTGACTATTTCTCAAAACCGTGTAAGCCGACAAAGACGAACGGCGGACGTACAAGGAATTTACCGATGCACGCACCCGACAAGTGGGAAGTATTCAAAGAATACTGCATACAGGACGTTGAAGTGGAACGCGCGATAAAAAAGAAACTCGCTCAATTTCCGATATGCGACAGTGAACAAAAGCTATGGACGTATGACCAACAAATTAACGACAGAGGTGTAAGAGTTGACCGAAACTTTGTTGAAAATGCAATCAAATTCAATACGGAATACAGCGACAGGTGCTATGATGAGGCACAAAAAATAACGGGACTTGAAAATCCGAAATCAGTTGTGCAACTAAAGGCGTGGCTTGAAGAAGAAACAGGGCAGAAAATCGACAGCTTAAACAAGGAAAAATTAAAGGAGCTTATAGCTGATGAAAGCATATCGCTAAAGGCGAAAAGAGTGATATATCTGCGTTCAATGATGGCGAAAACGTCTGTAACAAAGTACGAGGCAATGGAGCGGAGCGTCTGCGATGACGGACGAATAAGAGGACTCTTGCAGTTTTACGGCGCAAACCGTACAGGACGTTGGGCGGGAAGAATTGTACAGGTGCAGAACCTACCGCAAAACCATTTGAAAGATATTGATTACGCAAGAGAATGTGTGGAAAACGGCGATTTTGAACTGTTTGAAATGCTTTACGGAAATGTTCCGCAAACGCTGTCGGAGCTTATACGAACAGCACTTGTACCGAGTGAGGACAGGCGATTTATAGTAGCGGACTTTTCGGCGATTGAGGCAAGAGTTATTGCATATCTTGCAGGCGAGCAGTGGCGACTTGAAGTATTTAAAACTCACGGAAAAATATACGAGGCATCGGCAAGTCAGATGTTCCATGTTCCGATTGAAAGTATTCACAAAGGCGATCCGCTACGTCAAAAAGGCAAGATTGCCGAACTTGCACTCGGTTACGGCGGAAGTGTCGGAGCTATGGTGAGTATGGGTGCTTTGAAAATGGGTATTGACGAAGAAGAACTTCAAGGTATCGTGGATAAGTGGCGGAGTTCAAATCCTGCCATAACGGCATTTTGGCGAACGGTCGAGAATGCGGCGATTAAGGCAGTTGAGGGTTATCCGAGCAAGATTAGACATGATATTTCTTTTTACAAACAGTCGAATATTCTTTTTATCGGTCTGCCGTCGGGAAGAAAAATCGCTTACGTTAAACCGAAAATCGAAGTAAACAGATTTGGAAAAAAAGCCGTTACATATATGGGTATGAATCAGACAACAAAAACTTGGAGCAGACTTGAAACATGGGGCGGTAAGCTTGTTGAAAACATAGTACAGGCGTTTGCGAGGGATTGCTTGGCTGAAAGCATAATTCGGCTTGAGGACAGAGGTTTTAAGATTAATTTCCACGTTCATGATGAGGTTATAGTTGACGTTCCGAAAGGCGTGTCGAGTGCAGAGGAGTTGGCGGCGATAATGTGTGAGCCGATTGAATGGGCGAAAGGACTTCCGCTTAATGCGGACGGATATGAATGTAATTTTTATATGAAAGATTAGGGGGTGTTATAAATTGGATTTAGTAATTGCTACGGGACAGAGCAGAAAATCAAAACTGTGGAAAAATACAAAAATGTCGTGGGAGGATTTAATAGAAAGGCTGAAAACAACGACGAGAACGAGTGAAACTCAAGGCGAGTATGCGAATATGCCAAAGTCACAACAGGACGATATAAAGGACGTCGGGGGTTTTGTGGGCGGCAAGGTGAAAAACGGCAAGCGACAGTCGGGAAGTATAGAAAACAGAATTTTGCTTACACTTGACGCAGACTTTGCCGACAGTGATTTTTGCGATAATATTTCAATGTTTTATGACTTTACATACTGCATTTATTCAACGCATAAACACACAGCCGAGAAAGCGAGATTTCGTTTGGTGATACTTCTGTCAAGACCTTGTACACCGGATGAATACGAAGCTGTTGCGAGAAGGGTGGCGTATGATATTGGTATAGATATGTTTGACGACACAACGTATCAGCCACACAGATTAATGTATTGGCCGAGTACGAGCATTGATGGCGAGTATGTGTTTGAACACGAGGAAAATAAACCACTTGACGTTGACAAAGTGCTTGCAAAATACGAGGATTGGCACGACGTATCGAGTTGGTACGTTTCGTCAAGAACAACAAAGGCGTTGGACAGACAAGTTAAAAAACAAGAAGACCCAACACTTAAAAAAGGTGTTATCGGTGCGTTTTGCAGAACTTACGATATACATTCGTGCATAGAAAAATATCTTGCGGACGTGTACGAAAAGTGTGCCGTAGGCGACAGATACACATACAAGGACGGCTCAAGTTCAAGCGGACTTGTCGTGTACGAAAACGGCAAATTTGCGTATTCAAACCACGCAACAGACCCTGCAAGCGGTAAGTTATGCAACAGTTTTGACCTTGTTCGTATTCATAAATTCGGTGATACGGACGCAGACGCAAAGGACGGTACACCTGTATCGAAACTGCCGTCATATTCGGCAATGTGCAAGCTCATAGACGGTGACAGTGACGTTTCAATGCTTATGTTCAAGGAACGTCAAAAGAAAGCGGCGGAAGATTTCGGCGGTATAGAAAACGAAGAAATGGACGATATGCAGTGGGCGTTAAAGTTGGAGAAAAACGAAAATACAGGCGCTTACGAAAAAACTCTTAATAATATTATTCTTATAATTGAGAATGATTCGCATTTAAAAGGCAAAATCAAAATGAACGATTTTACGGGATACGCGGAGATTGATGGCATTATGCCTTGGGACAAGGACGCACCGGAAAAACGTGTTTGGCAGGATTCCGATACGGACGGATTGCAGTGGTATCTTGAATATGTGTACGACATTAAAATGGGTAATGATAAGGTTTTCCGTGCGCTGTCGGTGTTTTACAGACGTGTTGCGTATGACCCGATTGTTGAGTATTTGGACGGTCTTGCGTGGGATAATACGGAACGACTTGATACATTGTTTGTCGATTATCTCGGTGCGGCGGATAACGAATATACAAGAGAAGTGACGCGTAAAATGTTCGTCGGAGCGGTCGCAAGAGCATATGAGCCGGGAAGTAAATTCGATAATATGCTTATTCTGTCGGGCAGGCAGGGCATAGGCAAGAGTACGATACTTCGCAAAGTCGGCTTTGACAGGTGGTTTACGGACGGCATAAAGACGTTCGAGGGTAAGGAATTGTGCGAGGTTATACAGGGTAAATGGATTGTAGAGATAAGCGAACTTGAAGCACTTAATAAGTCGGAAGTCGGCAGTGTTAAGCAGATACTGTCGCAGACGTCGGACAGATACCGCGCGGCATACGGCAGAATTGTACAGGAACACCCGCGAAGATGTGTATTTTTCGGTACGAGCAATAACAGCGATTATCTTCGTGACCGTACCGGTAACAGAAGATTTTGGCCTGTTGATACGGAGATTGTGCCGATAAAAAGGAGCGTGTTTACCGATTTGACTGATGATGAAATAAATCAAATTTGGGCGGAGGCAAAAGTGCGTTATACGCAGAATGAACCGCTTTATTTGTCAAAGGAAACGGAACAGCTTGCGAAACAAGTGCAGTCAGATCATAGGGAAGTGTCGGTTAAAGAGGGACTTATCCGTGACTTCCTTGATAAACGTGTTCCGCGTGATTGGAACTGTTGGGACTTGGCAAAACGCAGAGATTTTTGGTCGGAGATTATAAATGTTCCCGAGGACGAACTTGTTGAACGTGACAGAGTGTGTGCGCTTGAAATATGGTGCGAACTCTTTAACGGCGATTTTAGACTGATGCAACGCAGAGATACTATGGAGATTAACGGTATCATTTCATCGTTTGACGATTGGGAAAAACATAGCAAGGCATTAAAATTCGGCAAGGATTACGGAGTGCAGAGAGGTTTTAAAAAGGGGTAACATTTAGGGGTAACATTCGTTTGAAAAGGTAACATTCAAGGTAACATTGATAACATTCGGTAACATTTGAATGTTACCCCAAAAATGCAGTAAAAACAAGGGTTTAGGGCATAAGTAACAAAGGTAACATTAATTCTATATATTATATACATATATGTACTACAAAGAGAAACATACACGCATAACGCACATATACGCGTATAAGTATAGGGAAAACGGTTTTAAAGTTATCGCAGAAAGAACAGGTGGAAAATGATAGAAAAGGACATTGAAAAATATTTAGTAAGGCAAGTTAAGCAAATGGGAGGTTTGGCACTGAAATTTGTGTCGCCGAGTATGGCGGGTGTACCGGATAGGATTGTTATGATTCCGAAAGGTACGATATACTTCGCAGAACTTAAACGGCCGAACGGAAAGCCGAGAAAATTACAAACCGCCGTACACCGACTTTTTGAAAAAATCGGTTTTCACGTTTATGTGATTGACACGAAGGACAAAGTTGATAAATTGTTAAGAGGTGAGAGTTTTGAAATTTAAACCGCATAAGTACCAACAGATTGCGTTGGATAAAATTATCTCTACACCGCGCGTCGGATTGTTCCTTGATATGGGACTTGGTAAAACGGTCGTGACGCTTACGGCGATTGATGAATTGATTTATAACTGTTACGAAATCGAAAAAGTGCTTGTTATAGCACCGCTGAGAGTGGCGGAAGATACTTGGAGCAGAGAGTGCGAGAAGTGGGACCATTTAAGACATTTGAGAATATCGAAAATTCTCGGTACTCCGAGCCAAAGACGTAACGCACTTTTAAAGGACGCAGATATTTATATTATAAATCGTGAAAATGTTGCGTGGCTCACAAACGAATTGTCGAGCATAGGCAATGCATGGAATTTTGATATGGTGGTTATTGATGAGCTGTCGAGTTTTAAAAGTTCAAAGTCGCAGAGATTTAAGGCACTGAAAAAATACATAACACTGTCTAAAAGAGTAGTCGGACTTACAGGCACACCTGCGCCGAACGGACTTATTGATTTATGGAGTCAGATATATTTGCTTGACGGCGGCGAAAGACTTGGCAGAACGGTAAGCGGCTATCGAGAAAGATATTTTCTTCCCGATAAACGTAATCAGACGACAATTTTCAGTTACAAGCCGAAAGAGGAATCGGAAAAGGCGATATATGATAAAATTTCGGATATATGCGTCAGTATGTCGGCAGAAGATTGGCTTGAAATGCCCGAAAGGATTGATACCGTTCAGCACATAAAGCTGTCGGATAAGGAACTGAAACTGTATGAAGAATTTGAAAAAGAACAGTATTTGGAGTTCATAAACGGACAAGTTACCGCCGCTACTGCCGCCGCACTTACAAATAAACTTTTGCAGTTTTCAAACGGTGCAATGTATTTGGACGACGGAAGTTATAAGGTTACGAGCGATAAAAAACTTGAGGCGTTGGCGGAAATAGTCGATACCTCACAAGGTCAGCCGATTTTGTGTTTTTACAGTTATCGCCATGACTGCGAGAGAATACTTACAAAGTTTAAGGGTGCAAAAAAGCTTGAAAGCGCCGATGATATAAGGGATTGGAATGACGGAAAAATACCGCTTTTACTGGCTCACCCCGCAGGTGCGGGACATGGACTTAATCTTCAAACAGGCGGTAATATAATAGTTTGGTTCGGTCTGACGTGGAGCTTGGAACTGTATCAGCAGGCAAATGCGAGATTGTATAGACAGGGACAGAAAAACTCTGTGATAATTCATCACCTTGTGACCGACGGAACTGTCGATAAACGTGTGCTTGACAGCTTGCAGGGTAAACGTGAGGTACAAGACGAATTGCTTGAAAGTTTGAAAGAAAAATACGGAGTATAAGGGGGGAATTGATTTGACGATTAAAGAATGTAAAGAATGGCTTTCACGAGCGAGAAAGACGGACGAGGAGATTAACGCACTGATTTCGGAGCAGGAGCGTGCTTTGACAAACGCAACAAGCACCGTGGCTCAGTCGGGCAGTGAAAAGGTGCAGACATCAAACGTGAATACTTCGGAGAATAAGTTCATAAGCTATGCCGCTTATTCCGAATTGATAGATAAACGCATTGACAGACTGTATGAGATTAAAAAAGAGATTTTGGAAAATGTGAATAAACTCGACGACGCAACACTTCGGACTATACTAATTTTGCGTTATCTCAAATTTCAAACATGGGAAATGATTGCTTGTAAAATGAATTACAGCTATATGCAAGTATGCCGTCTGCACGGCAAGGCTTTGAATTTAATTAAAGATGTTATAGAATGTTATATTGCACCTGTGATATAGTATATCATGAAATAAGTAACATAAGCGGTGTATCATCGAGAGATGATGGGTGAATATCTCGTGTAATTGGTGGGAATGGAGATATTAAAAAAATTATTCTTCTAAAAAAGGAATTTTGTGTGATATTGTCGAATTATATACACAAATACAATTTTTACGGAGGATAAAATTATGGCAAATAAAATAATAAGTAGTGAGTATACTAATAAGAAAATGTATTATGCTAATTTCAATATTACATTTGGAAATGATTCGGAGCCTATGTTAGAACATTTTTTTGATATAATATATCCTGCAATGACAAGCGGATATATTAGAGAATCTCCAAACAAAACAGGTATGAATTTTGTATTGACAGATGTAAAAGTTAAGGAAATTGACGATGACATGGTTTTAGTAGGCAACTATGTCAAAAATATGGGATACAGTGTAAATACTACTATGGAAAATGGAGAATTAGAAGAAAAAGATATGTATGTTCCATCGTCTCCATATTCAAGATTTATAATTTTTTTACAGAATCACAGAATGGTGCTAATAAAAAATGAAAGTGTAAGTCCTGATGTAAGAAGTTTTCAAGCACATTTTAGAAAGATGATTAATAACTATATACATATAAGTAATCTTGAAAGAAAAAAAGAAGATAACTTACCCGCGGCAAATATTAATATTGTTGATATGCCTTTTGATGAAGAGATAAGGAATACATTAAAACATGCAAAAAAATCGAATGGATCAACTTTAAATTCTTCCCTTTAAATGCAGACATATCACCACTTCAATTTGCGAATGATGTGGACCAAAAAATAAAAGAATTAGAGGCTAATTCTGCTAATTTGAAAATTAATAGTCCTAGGTCTATTGAAACAATAATTAAAAATGTGCAAGATACATCTGGTTTGGCTGTTACAAGTTTAAGATTAAAAAATTCTGATGGAAGTGTGGTCCGTATAAAAGAAGGGCAATTTAAATCAGATACAGATATTTTTTTTGATGGAAATATAAATTCAAAAGATGATAAATATTTGATTAGTCAGGCGAAAAAAAATGAAAAAATAACTAAAACAAGTTCTGAAAATTTAACTTTGTTTGAAAAAGCTGTAGATAGATTAAGGAAGATTATAAAGGTGTGATTATATGAAGAATGAGTATAAGCAAGCCGCAATAGATATGATTAAGATACCACCATCTAATAAAATAATAAAAATGGCATTAAAAATGATTAAATTAAAGAAAGATGATGTAATATTAGGAATTATAGCATTGCTTTTGGGGGCGTATATTTCATGGAAAACTAGTTTTTCATTTGAAACAGTAGTAGTTACAAATTCAATAATAAGTGAGTTTCTAAATGTGCAACTTGCGTTGTTTGGAATTATATTCACCATATATTCTATTATATTAGCTTTTTTTAATGACAATATGCTAAAAATATTATCTAGAATAAAGATGGATAATGGAGAAAAGTCAAAATTAAAAGAATATTTATCATATTATGAAAAAGTATTGTTTTTATATTTTGTGAATATTGCAATAACATTTATAATAAAAATATTTATATCAGTTATAAATAATGAATTTATTATCATTAATAAAACTTTTAGTGATATATTGGCTTTTGTTATATTGTTTATATATTATAGCTTGTCATTTAGAGTATTTTTAGAAATAAAAAGTACAATTTATAATACTATTTCGTTATTTAGGGTAAATATATCATATAAATTTATTGATTTTTTAAGTGAAGATAACGATGAATAATTCTAAAACACACCTAATCGGGTGTGTTTTTCTTATGCAATAAAACAGGAGGTGATAAGAGTGACGGAGAAACAGAAACGGTTTTGTGAAGAATATTTGATTGATTTGAATGCAACACAAGCGGCGTTAAGAGCGGGATATTCGGAAAAGACGGCGTATTCGATTGGAAATGAGAACTTGAAGAAACCTGAAATTCAGGAATATATTCAAAAACGGCTGAAAGAGAAAGAGGACGCTCTTATCGCCAAGCAAGACGAGGTGTTAAAGACGTTAACCGCCGTTATGCGTCGTGAGAAACCCGAAACGGTTGTAGTGACGTGCAAAGCACGAAAATCACACTATGACGACAAGGGCAAGAAAGTCACTGACGAGGCGGAGCAACCGATATGCGTTGAAATACCGACAAAGGTGTCTGACGTAAACAAAGCAGCGGAAATGTTGGGTAAATACTACGCATTGTTCACAGACAAATTAAACGTTGACGGTGATATGGACTACAGCATTAAAATTGATTACGGTGGTGAGGACGAATGAACAACATAACAGTACCGTTCAATCCGATATTCAAACCTGTACATCAATGTAAAAAGCGTTATGTTGTAATGAAAGGCAGTGCCGGAAGCGGTAAGAGTGTTGATACTGCACAACTGTACATATTGCGTTTAATGCGTGACAAAGGGCGTAATTTGGTATGTGTGAGAAAGTCCGATATAACAAACCGTGACAGTACATTTGCCGAGTTGGAAAGTGCCATAAACCGTATGGGCGTAGGCAGAGCGTGGCGAGTTACGCAAAGTCCGTTGTCGTTCACCTGTATAAACGGCAACAAGATTATATTTCGTGGTGTCAACGATAACAAGCAACGTGAAAAACTGAAATCAATCACATTTGCGAATGGTAAGTTGACCGACGTATGGATTGAAGAGGCTACGGAACTTGTACAACAGGATTTTGAAATTATAGATGACCGTTTGAGAGGTGAACTCCCCGACGGTCTTTTTTATCAGATAAAATTGACATTTAACCCTGTATCGTCAAGTCACTGGATAAAGAAAGTGTTTTTCGATATACAGGACGATAACGTCTTAACGCATCAAAGCACATATTTAACAAACCGATTTTGTGATGAGGCGTATCGACAACGTATGTTACGACGTAAAGAGGTTGACCCTGAGGGCTACAGGATTTACGGCTTGGGCGAATGGGGCGAAACAGGCGGATTGATATTCTCAAATTATCGCATTGAGGAATTTGAAACAGATATGAGCCGTTTTGACGCTATGGCGATAGGACAGGACTTCGGCTTTAATCACGCAAACGCCATATTAACGTTAGGTTATAAGGACGGTGATATTTACGTTTGTAATGAACTGTATGTACACGAAATGGACACGACAGAGATTATACAAAAGGCTGACGGGAAGTTCAGCAAAAGTCTTGCAATGTGGTGCGACAGTGCAGAGCCGGACCGTATAAAAATGTGGCGAAAGGCAGGCTATCGTGCAAGGGCAGTTGTTAAAAATCCGAACAGCATACAATCGCAGATTGACTGGTTAAAAGGCAGAAAGATACATATTCATCCGTCTTGCGTGAATGTAATCAAAGAGATACAGCAATGGCGTTGGCGAGTTGATGAAAAGTCGGGCGAATATACGGACGAGCCTGTCAATGTATTTGATGACGCAATGGCGGCACTGAGATACGGCGTTGAGAGTTGGCGCAAGGATAAGAAAGCTAAAATCTATTCAAGAGAGGAGTACGGAATATGATAATTGATGAAGATATAGTCGCAGGCGGTGTGACACCGTTTATCATAACAAAATTGATTGAACGGCACGAGCGAGAGCGACAGAGATACCGATTATTGCACGATTACTATATGGGCGACCACCGTATTTTAAACCGCAGAAAAAGGGGCAAAAACGTGGCAAACAACCGTATAATGTGTAATCACGCAAAGTACATAACAGATATGACGCAGAGTTATCTTGTCGGCAATCCCGTAACATATGCGGTGTCGGACGAATACGATATTGAGGCAATCAAAAACGAATATTTGGAACAGGATATGCCGAGTGTGGACAGTGAAATCGTAAAAAATATGAGCATTTACGGCAAAGCATATGAACTGATTTATGCAGACGAAAAAAGCAAGCCGAGAAGTGTACGATTGGATCCGGAGCATACATTTGTATGTTACTCACAGTCGGCATTTGAAAAGCCGTTGTTTGCGGTGTATTACTACAAGAAATACGACCTTGACGGCTACTGCACAGGCAGTATTTGTCGTGTGTATGACGAATCGTTTATATATACATACACAGGTCTTGACAGCTATACGGCATTGTCATTGCAAAATGTTGAACCACATTACTTTTTTGATGTACCTATTATCGAATACAGAAATAATACGGAAATGCAGGGTGATTTTGAACAGTTGATAACACAGATTGACGCATACAATGTGTTGATGTCAGATAGAATTAATGACAAAGAGCAATTTGTTAATTCGCTGTTGTTTTTGTGTAATTGCGACCTTGACACCGAACAGGCAAAAAAATTATTGGTAGAACGTATCTTGATGGGTGACGGTGACGCAAAGGCGGAGTATCTGTCAAAGGTGCTGAACGAGGCTGATACAAAAGTGTTGCGTGATGATATTAAGGACGATATACACCGTTTGTCACACGTTCCCGACCTGTCGGACGAAAGTTTCGGCAACAACTTGTCGGGTGTGGCAATAAAGTACAAGCTGTTGGGATTTGAACAGCACGTCAAGAACAAAGAACGTAATTTCGCTAAGACATTGAGAAAACGTTTAGAGATTTACAACAATTTCTTAGTGACATTAAACGCAATGAAAGAAGTGCCGTCGCACAGAGTTGATATAGGATTTACATATAACTTGCCTGCAAACGAACTTGAAATAGCACAGATGATTAATTACCTCAAAGGTCTTGCGTCTGACGAAACATTATTAGAGCGTCTGCCGTTTATAACAGACGCAAAGGAAGAAGTTGAAATCGCACGCAGAGAGCAAGCGGAAAAATCCGCCGAAGATATGCGTGTTGCTGAAAGTTCGGCAAGGAAAGTAAACTACAATGAAGAGTAAGGCATATTGGGTAAAACGTGCCGTTGAAGTTGAAACATATTTACAATCGCAAGCGGACAGTGTTAAGGACGGTGTAATTAAGGCATATGAGCGAGCAATCAAGAATGTAAACAATGACATTGAGAAAACATTTAAAGCCTATATTTCAACTGATATACCCGAAAAAGAGGCACGTCGGCTGATGAGCATAGCCGACAGCGATAAGCAGTACGAAGAACTGCTTGAACTGTACGACGAAACAGACGACAAGACGGTCAAAAAAGAAATTCTAAACCGCATAAATGCACAGGCATACGGTGCGAGAATTAGCCGATTAGAGGGACTGAAACGTAATGTATATATTTACTTTAGGCACGTTGCAAACGAGGCTATAAAGGAGCAAAAGAAACTGTATGACAGTGCGGTAAAGACGGCGTATTATACGAATATTTTTGATACCGCACAAGGTTTAAACTGCGGTATTGATTTTCCACTTGTACCGCAAAAGGCGGTTAATAAAGTGTTAAGTGAGCCGTGGCACGGTCACAACTACAGCGAGAGAGTGTGGATACATAACGACAGATTTATACAGGCAGTCGGACAGACGATTGAGGACGGTATAATAAGCGGTCACAGTGTAAGTCGTATGACCGATAAGCTGATTGATTACGTCAAAGATACTGCACCGGGTGGAATACGAACATCAGCCGAAACTCTTGTGAGGAGTGAAACGGCACATTTTATGAACCAAGGTCAGAGAATGGCGTATGAGGAAATCGGTATAAAACAGTATCGTTTTGTTGCGGCACTGTCTGAATTGACGTGTGACAGGTGCGGAAGTCTTGACGGTAGCGTGTTTGATACGGATAAAGCCGTTGAGGGCGAAAACTTCCCACCGATACACCCACGTTGTCGGTGCGTTACGATTATGGCAGACGTGAATTTGACGAGTCGTATTGCACGCGATCCGCTCACTGGTGAAAATTATAAGGTTGACGGAAGTATGACGTTTGACGAATGGAAAAACAGTTTGTCGGACGAACAGAAAAATGCGTTAAAATATGTTGCAAATAGTGAAAAACGTGGTATAATAAAAGCAAGGAGTGGTTCGGTTGCACTTGAAAACCAAAGATATGGAAGAAATAAAGTTACACTTGTGAATAAAACTTATATTGAAAGCGGAGAATATAAACGTAAGTTTGATAATATAAGTGAAAATAAAGCGGTTAATAAAACATTATACGATTGTGCAAAAGCGGCGTTAAAGCACAGAAGCGGCACAAAGTTTGAAGATATGTATTGGATTGACGGTAATACGGGTGAAATTATAGCAAGCGCACTTAATGAAAAAGAAACAAGCGGTGTTGTTAAGTCTAAACGTCGGAATAAGGTTTTGGCACGATATGGAAATATTTATGCCATACATTCCCACCCTGCAAGTATGCCGCCGAGTGCAACAGATTTTAATTGTTTCTTTGAACAGGGATATAGTAAAGCTTTTGTTGCTTGTCACGACGTAACTTTGTATTCGTATACTTCGGAACAGGAAGTTTCTATAGAGTTATATAATCTATACGTAAGCAAGTTTGCAAGTAATGGTTATTCTGAAAAAGAAGCACAGTTAAAAGCATTAGCGAAATTAAAAGAAAATCATAAAATAGATTTTTGGGAGGTGGTTTAAATGCCTAATTTTCTTATAGATGACAGACCTGTTGACTTATCACAATTTGAGGGATTTACAAGTGAAGATATAGACGAAACAATAATGTATTTGGAAGAACAGGAAAGATTAAGGATTGAACGAAGTAGACATCAGACAAAATCAGAACAAGTTGAGGACTTAAAACGTTGTGAATGCGAGTATAAGACATATATAGATAATATTCGCAAGAAAAGACTTTTGAAAACAGGATAAATATAAAGCACGTTGTTAGACGTGCTTTTTTGATACATTGAAAGGCGGTGATAGTGTGAGAGTAGGCACAACATACACATAGAAGAAAGGAATGGTGATCCGATTATCTCCCTGTTAGACGTGGGGTTATACGTCTTATTTTTATACAATTTTTCAGAAAGGAATGATTTGAATGGCAGAGCCAACACCAAATCCAACAAAAACAACGGAGCCAACACCTCCGACACCTCCCGCACCGAATAACGGCGACAATCAAAAGGCGATTGACGAAGCGATAGCTAAGGCAAAAGCGGAGTGGGAAAAGGACCTTGAACAAAAGCTAAAGGACGCTGAAAACGAGGGCGCGAGAAAAGCCAAGTTGACAAACGAGCAAAGAAAAAAAGAGGACGACGACAAGGAACGAGAAGAATTTGAAAAAGCAAAGGCAGAGTTTGAACGTGAAAAAATCGTTGCATATGCCGAAACGGAACTTGCCAAAGTCGGATTGTCTGCCGAGATTGCAAAGTACATTGTAGCAGAGGACAAGGATAGCACAAAGGCGGTTATTGACAAGATAAAAGAAAGCTATGACAAAGATGTACAAGCAGGTGTTACCGAGCGTTTAAAGGGCAAAACACCGGATTTAAACGGTGGCAGTGGCGGTCACAACACAGGCAGTTTTATGGACATAATCAGAGAAAATCAGAGATAAGGAGTGAAATAAATGGGTTATTTGAAAAATGAATTGACAGGCTTTGTACCTGTCGAACAAGCAACAGACATCATCAAAATGGTGACAAGGGGTTCAAGTGTTTTAAGAATGGCGAAAGTCGAGGAAATGAAACACGAGAAAAAGAAGTTTAACGTACTTACAGACGGTCCGGGTGCTTACTGGGTCGGTGAGGGTGAGAGAATTAAAACAAGCGGTGCTACTTGGATTCACCCTGAAATCGAGGCGAAGAAGTTAGCCGTTATTATTCCGGTAACAAAGGAAAAGTTGGAAGATACGACTATCAGCGTATTTGAAGAACTAAAGCCGGAAATCGCAGAGGCATTTTACAGAGCGATTGACGCGGCGTGCATTTTCGGTACAAATTCACCGTTCAAGACAAACATTATGAACGCTATCGACAGTAAGCATATGGTTGTTACGGACAACGCAAATATTGATATTGCTATGTCTGACGCAATGTCGATGATTGAAGAAAACGGCTATGACCCGTCGGGATTTATCGGTCGTATCGGTGTTAAGAATATGCTGAGAAAATTGCGTGACGCAAACGGCGCACCTGCATATGTGAACGGTACAACAGGCGGTGAGCTGTACGGTCAGCCTATCGAATTTGTACGTAACGGTGCGTGGGACAATAAACGTGCCGATATTATCACAGGTAATTTTAAATATGCCGTTGTCGGTATGCGTGCGGGTATCAATTACGAAATTTTGACCGAGGCTACACTTCAAGGCACTCTTGACAGTGACGGTAAACCGCTATCACTTGCCGAGCAAGATATGGTTGCAATCAAGGCTACTATGCGTTTAGGTTTCCTTGTGGTTAAGGACGACGCATTTGCCGCATTTAAGAACGGTGTTCCGACACTTGGCGAATTGACAGTTGAATCGGTTGCAGGAACAACAGGCAACACTGTTATTACAGTATCGCCAAAGCCTATCGGCGGTCACAAGTTGGTTTACAAGACTGCCGCAAGCACCGCTCCAAGCGTTGCATATGACGACGATTTGTCGAAGTGGACAGAGTTTAACAACGGTGACGAAATCACTGCGACAAACGGTCACAAGATTACAGTTGCGGAAGTTACCGCAGACGGCAAAGCGAGAAAGTCGGGCAGTGCCGACGTTGTAAGCGGTGAATAATATGGAACAGTTGGGGACATTAAAAATGTTGTTGGGAATTAAGGACGACGAGCAAGACAGCTTGTTGTCCTTTTTGATTGAGGACACGGTTAATATGATTATGGCGTATTGTCATATTGATGTACTGCCACGTCAGCTTGAAAGCCTTGTTCCGAAGATTGCGGCGGATATGTACAGGGCGAAAGGTTACGGGGACAGTAAAAGTCCCGAAGTAGTCAAGAGCAGAAGTGAGGGCGAACGTTCTGTCACATATGCCGAAACCGACAATGACAAGATTTTCATCAACTATTATAAACGCCTTGACCCGTTCCGTAAACGAAAGGGGCGTGTTCCGAGTGACATCAGTATTCAGTGATTTTTACGATAAAACTGTTATAATCGCAGAATATGAAATTGACGACTATACAGGTAAAACCGAAAAGACTGTATTGTCCGAAATTAAAGCCGATGTACAACCGTACAGCGGTGGCAGAGCAAGAGAGCAATACGGTTTGGATATAGAATGTCAAATGCGTATGTTCTGCGATATGTCAGACGACGTAAAGGTCGGTAACAGGGTTGAATATGACGGCGACATATATGATATAACATATGTGCAGAAATGGGACAGCGGTTTGGTAGCAATGCTCGAAAGGAGTAGGCTGAAATGAATTTTTCAATCGAGGGGATAGATAACGTTGTTGATAAGCTGACACAGTATGCAACAGGTGATAAAATACAGCGAGGTTTGGCAATGGCGGGTGAAGTCGTAAGAGCACACGCAGTGGCAAACTGTCCTGTTGCAACAGGACGTTTAAAGGGCAGTATCGTAAGCCAAGTGGACGGTGACAGCGTTGCAATCGGTCCGACTGCCGATTACGGTATTTATGTCGAATTCGGCACAGGCTCAAAGGGTGATAAATCTGTTTCGCATACGTCAAAAAGACACTGGACGTATTACAGTGGCGGTCGATTTTACACAACGTCGGGGCAAGCACCACAGCCGTTCCTCGTACCTGCACTGAAAAATAACATCAGCGAGATAATCGCTAAGTTTAAGGAGGTGTATAACTCGTGAAACGAGTTATAGCGAGCAAATACGAAGTATTTGTGTTAGCGTAGGGAGGGTGATACGGTGTTTGATATTGGTTTGGAATTGCGGGATATTTTAAAGCAGATAGACGGTGTAAGTGTATGCTTTGCATATCCCGATAATTTTAATAAATTGCCTGCAATAGCATATTACACGCTAACGGACAAAGGCTCAATGTCATATGACAATACGGTCGTTACGAATGATACGACTGTTCAGATTGATATTTACGCCAATTATCCGCAAACGTGTTTTGAATTGTCGGAGAGGGTATACAAATTGTTGACTGATAATGAATATTATCACGAAATGACAATGGACGTACCCAATCCCGACGACAAGAGTATAAAACACAAAACAATGAGATTTACGAAAGTAGTAGAAAGGAATGATTGATTTATGGCAAATACAGAGAAAAGAAAACCACTACCTACAATAGGTGTGGACAAGTACACATTTTTCGCAGTTTTAACAGACACATCAGAGGGTGCAACATATGGTGACCCGTACAATTTGAGAGGTACTGTCGAAATTGCACCGACAGACGCAGGCGGCAGTGATGTTTTTGACGCCGATAACGGTGCGTATGAAACATCAAACTACATTGAAAAATTAGGTCACGACATCACAAATGCCGATATTCCGCCGGAAGTTGATTCAATGTGGCGTGGACTGACACAAAAAGACGGCGTTGTTGAGGTGGGCAACGATACAAAAACCGTTTATTTCGGTGTTGCGTGGAGAATTATGAAGTCTGACGGCTCATACCGTTATGTGAGATATTACAAGGGTTCATACAGCTTTGCGTCAAACGTCGGAGGTAAAACAAAAGCGTCAAGCGGTGCGCCTGAAAAGCAAACTGCAAAGGCTACATACACAGCCGTACAACGTGATTTTGACAACAACTATTACGCATACTTTGACGAAAGCGATTTGCCGGAGGGCGTTACAAAGACAGAACTTGAGGAAAACTGGTTTAAGGATATGAACTACTATCCAGTGAAGAAAGCACTGTAAAATAAACGTAATTTGACATTATATGAGGTATAGTGTAGAATAAAAATAGGCTGAAAAGCCTTGATATATGGAGAGCGGTGGCGGCTCTGTTTCGGAAAGGAAATATTATGAGTGAAACCACAATACAACTTGTATTGATTTTGCTTATTGTATGGATATTAAAGAAATAACCGCCCTAACGCAATAGGACGGTTATTTGGGTAGAAAAATATTTTCTACACTAAATATAAACTAATGTATTAGAAACGGCTGTTTACCGTTCCTCTTATATCTAAATTATAACACAATAAAAAATGTATGTCAAGCACGCATATAGCGTGCTTTTTGTATGCAATGAATTAGGAGGAATATTATGCAACACACATTAACATTTAAACACGATAATAAAAAATACGTTTCAAAGCCGTTCGACTTTGAGGCAATGTGTATTATTAATGACGCACATAACGATGAAAATAAAAACGGACCGTTAAACATCTGCCGAGAGGCGGTGGACTATATGTTCGAGGGAACGGACGCAACGCAGGATATTATTGATGCCATTGATGTAGGCACACATTCAAGACTATGTATGGAATTATGGAAATTCTATATAGACGCGTTGACAACAAAAAACGAGTAAAGGGCAGTAATTCCTCAAAAAGCCAACCACTGCGTACTTTGTACGCAGATTGGTTTAGGCAAAGAGGGTTATTGCCGAATGTAATATCAAAGCAAAATCCGTTTGTTTTGTTTAAAATGATAGACGATTTGGAAGATGATACGGAAGAGGTCTATACAGGAAACGACCCGTATTTAAAAATGTTTTATGGAATGTAGTGAGGTGATTTGTAATGGCTGATGCGGCAGAATTAGTAGTAAGAATAAGAGGTGATGCGTCGGATTTAGAGGCAACAATAAGCGGTGTATCGCAACAACTCGAAGAATTGGAACGAACACAAAGCAATACAAAAGGTGTGAAAGGTGTAAGAGAAAGCACAAGTGCATATCAAGGTCTTGCAAGTCAGATTGAAGATACCGGAAAAGGTATAAAAGAAGTCGGCGAAAGTATTGACACGATAACAAAACCGATACAATACGCATCAACGGCTCTTGCCGCCGGAGGTGTTGCAAGTGCGAAGTTTGCGATAGATTTTGAGGATAGTTTTGCCGGAGTTAAAAAGACGGTTGACGCTACACCGGAACAGTTAGCCAAAATAAAGCAAGGCATTATTGATTTGTCAACAACAGGTATTGACGGCAGAGGCGCGATACCACAAACAACGACTGAACTAAACGAACTTGCGGCGGCGGGCGGTCAGTTAGGCATATCCCAAGAAAATATCGTCGACTTTACGGAAGTAATGGCACAAATGGGTTCAGCAACAAACCTTGTCGGCGAAGAGGGTGCCGCAACACTGGCACGTTTTCAGAATGTTATGGGTGTCGGTCAAAACGAAATCCGTAATATCGGCAGTGCAATCGTTGATTTGGGTAACCACAGTGCGACAACAGAATCGGAAATCGCGGAAATGGCACTGCGTATGGGTAAATACGGTTCATCTGTACGAATGTCAGCGGCGGACGTGTTGGGTTATTCTGCCGCATTGTCCTCATTGGGAATTGAGGCACAAATGGGCGGTAGTGCGATAGGTCGTACGTGGCTGTCCATAGAAACAGCCGTTGCAAGCGGCGGAGAGGGTTTGACGAAATTCGCAAAGTACAGCGGTAAGAGTGCGGAAGAATTTAAAGAGCAGTGGAATACTGACAGCTCCGGTGCATTTAACGGACTGTTAAAAGGCTTGCAGTCTGCCGAAAATCTAACTGTTGCGTTAGACGATTTAGGCATAAACAATACACAGGATATACAGGCTATGATGGCATTAGTCAACGGTTATGATTTAGTAACCGAGAGTGTCAATCGTTCAAACACCGCATACCAAGAAAATACGGCATTGCAAGAAGAATTTAACGCAAAGAATGAAACGACCGCATCAAAATTGGCGAACACAAAAAACAATATTGTTGAGGCGGCGAGAAGTATCGGCGAAACAATGTTGCCGTCAATACAAGACGCAAGCACCACAGTAGCTAATTTCGCAAAAGGTTTGTCGCAAATGTCAGACGAACAAAAACGTGCTGTTGTTAATACGGGTGCGACAGTTATTGCGATAGGTGCTATTTCAAAAGTCAGTGCCGGAGCAATCAAAGGTGTTGGCGGAATTGTTGAGGCAGTCGGCAACATCAAAAAGGCATTTTCAGCAGGCGGAGCATTGGCGAAGTTTGCACCGACATTGACAAGTATCGGTGCGGCGGCAGGTCCTGCCGCATTAGCTGTTGCCGGTATTGCTACAGCGGCTATAGTAGGAAAAGTTGCATATGACAAATGGTATCAATCGCAATACAGGTGGAGCGAGGGACTATCTAAGGGTAATGAAAAGGTCAAAGAAAGCTTTGAAAAATACAAATCGCTGAATGAAGTACAGGGGCAAATCAAATCGTTAAAAATGGTTATTGAAAGCCCCGAAAGCAGTCAAGAACAAGTTGACAATGCAAAAAGCAAGTTAGAAGAAATAAAGGAAATGCTATCGCAAGAATATAATCTTGTAATCAATTCCGATAATTCTAATTTGGACGACGCTGTTGAACAAGTAACAAAACTAACCAAGAATGAACTGCAATCTAACATAAATAATCAACGTGCCGAATTATCTGAATTAGTAAATAATAATGCTAATTATATACAAACACGACGCGAGGCACAAGAAAATTATAACCAAGAATTAGAATTGCAGACTAAATATTCAGAGGCAAAGTCTAAAGTCAGTGATATTACCGCAAAAATAGCGGATAATGAAATTACTGCGGCTGAGGGCTACGAAAAAGCCAAAGAAATATATAAAAATACAATAGGTAGTGACTATGAAAATGCGATAACGGATGAATCCGCTAAAAATGCAGAAAGTGTGCTTGCCTCGATAACTGGTAGTTATAAGGTTGCGACAGGAATACTTGAAGATTATAAAAAACAACTTGATGATTTGGACGGTTCACATCAAGAACTACATGATACAGCAGAAGAACTGTCTAACATGGAGCTTGAATTGTTAAAAATGTCAGTGGCAAATAAGGATAATGAGAGTGTGGAAAAATCATTGTCCGATATGAAAGAATTTATTTCAGCGGGCAAACTGGATATGAACAGTTATGCTCAAGCCGCGGCATTGGCAATGAATGGAGTTGATAATTTAGAGTCTGCGTGGGAAAAAGCGGCAAATGGTGACGGAACAGAATTGAATAATATAATTAACGATTATGTTCATTCAATGCAGAAGTTTGGAGCATATTCAGGTGATATTGCAACAAATGCCGCTTTACTGCAAAACGGATTTAAGACTGTAAAAGAGGCTGCCGAAAACGGTAAACTTGATGTTATTACCGAACAGGCAAACGAATTAGCACACAGCATGGGGCTGATTCCGGAGAATAAGCGTATAGTCATAGATGCCGATGGGAACATTTCGGTAGTAAAGGAACTTCAACAGGCTGTAGATGATGTAAATACAAAAGGTGACGTAAAACTGCAAGTCGGTGCAGAGGGCGATATTTCTGTATTGGACACAGCTGATGAAAAATTAAAAGAACTTGTCAAAAATGACGAAGTTCAGATTAAATTTAATGTCGATACAGGCGGTTTTGATATTAACGATTTGAATGGTAATAAGTTGGGTGAAATCACTGCAACGGGTAAAGTTATATGGACTAACGACAGCACAGAACCCGACAACTATACGGCACCACCCAAAGAGGGCAATGTTACATTTAAGAAGAATAGTGTAGAACCTGACGGCTATCAACCCGAAGACAAATTTGCGACAGTCCATTATACTGTTTCTGTTGATGGTTCGTCTATAGAGGGACTAAGCGATAAAAGTGCTCCTGCGGCACGTTTTGGCAGTACGGGAACGTTCGTCAAAAAGAAAGTCGCAAAAGGTACGCAGAACTTCGAGGGCGGATTGGCAATGGTTAATGATGAAAAGGGTATATCTGACCCGCGAGAATTAATCGTTGACAAAGGACGTGCATTTATACCGCAGGGCAAGGACGTGTTATTGCCGTTGTCAAAGGGTGCAAAGGTGTACACAGCGTCGCAAACCAAGGCGATAATGTCGGGTATGGGTATACCGCATTACGCAACAGGAAAAGACAATTCGGACACGTTTACATCAGCCAAGGACGATTGGACGCATTACACCAAAACGCACGCAGTAACGACCGCACAAGAATTAGAGAAGTGGTTAGAATTTCAAGAGAAATTCAAATCGAACGACAAGGATATTGCCGATATTGAGGAACAAATTTTCTCTATTATGCAGAAACAGACGAAAGAGTTCAACGAACAGTCAAAGGCATACCTTGAAAAGCACAGCGCTATAAACGATTGGGGCGACAACGGCGACACACCGCTTGACGCTTTCAAACGTATAAAAGACAGAAATTATCAAGATTTACAAGACGCAAAAATCACTTGGGACGATTATGTTGACAACGTGTCGGACGCAGGCGAAACGCTTTATGACGATATGAAAAGCTACTCGGACAGTTGGCTTGAACATCAGCAGAAGTATCACAGTATGTCGATAGACGACTACATTGCAGGTATCGACAGAGAGGCGGAACGTCTTGAAGAATTTTATGCGAATGACGTTATTAATTATCAAAAATACGTCGAGGAAAAACAGGCACTTGAAGAAAAACGTTATGACGCAGTGGCTCAAAAGAATGCTGACGAGTATTCGGCATGGCAAAAGGACGCAGACGCTTGGCAGGAGTTAAGAAGTACATATGATGATTGGGATAAGTACGGTGACAGTGAGGAAGATTTTCTAAAACGCAAAATTGACCGAGTAAAAGAGTTTTACAATGCAGGTAAAATCAGTTTTGAGGAATTTATTGACGACACAAACAAGTACAGTATGGAACTGTACAAGTCGCAATCAAGTGCGGTTGACGAACTGCTCCAAAAGCAACAAGACTATATTTCAAATGTCAAAGATGAATTTTCAAAGCAAGAGCAAGAACTTCGTGACAGTTGGGACGTACAGGATCGCAAAACAGATATGTCAGAGGTACAGGCACAACTTGATGTGTACGCAAATTCAGTTACTGATAAGGGGCAACAGAAGTACAAAGAGTTGCAGGAACAAATGAAACAGTTGCAACGTGATGAAGAATTGTACCAACTACAGAAAAAGAATAATGCCACTATTGAAAGTCTTGAGGCTGAATACAAGCAAATGGAGGACGGCAAGAAAAACATTCTTACAGGATTGCAAAATGCCGACATCAACATATCTGCATATGTAGCAACGATAACCGATAAGGTTTCGGCGACAGGCGGTAATATAGAAAGTTTGCTAAGTCGAATGCTTGACAAATTCGATAGTTTCAAAATTGAAAATAATTCAATGAGCGACAACAGGAAGATCATAAATAACTTCATGCAAATGACACCGGAAGAAAAACAAGATGCATTGAACAAATACGTAGGATTATAGGAGGAAAGATATGCGTAACGGTTTTGAATTTAACGGCAAAAATACAACGGAATTTAAGCGGGTGACGGTCAGAACAAAAGACCGTCCCATATTTCCACAGGTAAAGGAATTTACCGAAAATGTCAATGAAGCAGACGGTGAATATGATTTTACAGACGTATCGGGTCACGAATATTTCAATACACGAAAATTTCAGATTGATTTTAACATCGGTGCAGACAGTACCGAAGAATTAAACAAAAAGCTGACCGCTATAAGTCGTTGGTTTAAGGGCAAAGGCACGCTTATTTTTAACGATATGCCGTTTGTTAAATGGAATGTAAGGGTAATGGACAGCGTGTCATATACACCCGAACACGACGGCAGAAAAGCCGTTTTGTCAGTGACGTATAGGGCGGAGCCGTTCTCGGAGCTTATATTTGACGCTCTGAACGGACCTTGCCTTGACACCGATATTTCACTTGATACCGAAATTCCAATAGGTCAAGACGAGTATTTGACATTGAACGGTAGCGGCACATACAAAAACATACCGAATATCGGTGATGTACACGTCAAACCGATTATAGCGGTAACGGGTGCAAAAAGTCCGTTTACCATAAGCAATAACGGTAAGAGTATCACTGTTAAATACACAGGTGACATAGTTATCGACTGCGAAAAAGAAATAGTTTATAGCGGAAATACAAGCCTTATGGCATATGCAGAGGGTGAGTTTTTTGAACTTGCTCCTGCATTAGATAACACGATAACGGTAACAGGTGGCGGTGTCGTACAGATAAATTACACGCCTAAATTTTTGTACGACGTAGATTTTGATAATATGAAATGGAGTGAATAATATGGCTTTTAAATTACACGAATGGAACGAAACAGACTTCACAGGCGGTTGCCTTGCGTATCTTAACAAGGCGTATGAAGTGGCGGTGTTTGAGGGATTGCAGGAAACGCACACAGTTTCTTTTAAGTACCCTATGAAAGACGAAAAAGCGGAGCTTATAAAAGAAAATCGTATAGTATCCGTTGAAGGACAGGCGTACAGAATTACGCTTGTGAAAAAGAATTACAGTGGGTCAAGAATTATGACGGTTAAGGCTAACAGAATATTCTATGATGACGCACTTCATCATCACTTGCCGACAATCGGCAACGATACAGACGTGACAAAATCAACAATAGGTGTTGACCCATATGACGTTATAAAACTTGCAATAGCCGATACAAAGTTTGAGCTTATACCCGACAGTGAACTTAAAGAAATGGGTATGACGAGAATAGGCGCAGACGGTGTTAAAATCGACTTTTACCCGACTGATAAGATAAATACTTATGACGTAATTCAAAACGTCATAGAGGCTTACGGCAGGGGCGAAATATACTATGATAATTACCGATTTGCAGTGGTTGAGCGTATCGGAAAAGATAACGGCGTGAGAATGTCAATAAAGAAGAATATGACAAGTCTTTCTGTCGAAAGAAACACGCAAGAACTGACAACAAGACTGTATATGTACGGCAAGGACGATTTGACGATTTCGTCTGTAAACGGCGGTAAGCCGTACATTGACAGTAAAGAGGGTATCGAAAAGTATGGTATTCGTGAGGCGTACCGAGATTATAGCGATTACGATGACCCCGAAAAGCTAAAGGCGTTTGGTGAGTGGGACTTAAAGGGTGAGGGTAACGAGTTCAGACTTGACCGCCCTCAACTGACAATCACAGGTGACGTGGTTGACTTGAGTAAACTCGCCGAGTACGGTGATTTTTATAAAATTGCGTTGGGTGATACAGTACACGTTTTTGAAGATAATATCGAACATAAACAGCGAATTGTATCAATGACGTATTATCCATACAGCGCAAAACAACCGTCAGTTACAATCGGTCAACCTACATTGGCTAATGCGTATTACCACGCGTGGTATATGGGTAAGCTGATAAAAACCATTCAGAAAAATTCGGGCAGAGCGAATAAGCTGAAAACAAGCTATTTTCACGGTACGGTGAACAGTACCCAAAACCCCGTTAGGTCTGATAATAAACAGTTACTGTTGGACGGTGATTTGCTGTACATAGAGGACGACAAGGGCAGACGTCGTATAAATCTCGGCAATATGGACGGTAAATTTGTTTTTGAGTTGTTCAATCAGTTGGAAAAGAAAACAATCAAAATGGACGAGGACGGTAATGTAACGATAACGGGTATATTTGCGACGGGTACAGATACAGAAGCAAGAACTGTTATAGATAAAAACGGTATCCAAAGTTACGACGCTGACGGTAATAAGTACGGATTGTGGTGTAATGCACCAAGCAGTAATGGTCGAAGATATGCCGATTTAATATTGTATTATAACGGAAAAGTGGTTTTCCAAGTATATAACAGTATCAGTGAAGCATATATACAATTACAGGGAAATACTATCTTATATGGTGGCAACGGAGCAACACATGGTGTAGGGCAGTGGAAGTTTGAGCAAGGAGCAAACGGAACATTTCAAACCGCAGACGGAAAAACTGTAACAGTTTCGGGAGGACTTATAACGGGAATTTCATAAAAGTATTTACAAAAATCTTCCTTTGTGGTACAATTTGGGTATCAAAAGGGAGGTTTTTATTATGAAAAATATCAAGAGTTTTATATGCGGTATGCTTGTTATGGGTGTTATATCGTGCGTGGGAGCATATGCGACTGACGTATGGCAAAATATAAATGTTTTACCGAACACAATAAAAGTTGTTGTAGACGGTAAAGAAGTACAAGCCGATAATTTCTTGTACAATGATACAACATACTTGCCGATAAGGGCGGTAAGTGAAGCATTGGGAAAAGATGTACAGTATGATACACAAACAAGCACCGCCACAATATCAGAAAAGAAAGAAGTTGATAACATGGCAGTAGCAAGTAAATATACACCACCGGCAGAATATATAAACAACGACCTTTATATAGTTCAAAAAGACGGAGTGTATTATGTGTCATTAGGTTTTATATGGGATATGACAGAAAATACAGATTGTAAGCCCGAATACGACTATGATACAAGAGAGGTAAAAATATCAAAGGATAAAAAAGAAATATATTCGTGTCAAGCCATTTTGGTAGAGGATAGAAGTGTTATCCCATACGACCAATTTGTCGACGAGATACAACCGTTGTTGAAATAAGAAAGGGGATTTACAAATGATATGGCAACAAGAAGTGTTGGATAAAATAGTATCGAAAATTAAGCCATTTTCGGATTCAGCTAAAAAGTACAAAGCCAATGAAGAAGAAAAGCTTTTTATAGAAAATCTTGCAAGAGAAATGCTTAATAAAAATGCTTTACAACATTTGAAAATTGACAGACGTTCAAACGGATTGTTAAATTTTAAATATAAGAATATGCAGATTGGACGAATTAATTTAAGGTCTAAGCCGACACAGTTACAAATCATATCACAGTATAATGTACGTTGGTTAGAAGGACTTTCTGTAAGGGAATGTATAAGAAAAATTCCCGAGTGGATGGAATACTTAGATTATTTGATGAATAAATAGCACAAAGACACCTCGTTATGGGGTGTCTTTTGTGTTGGTTAACTACTTCGATATTATCGAAGTAGTTGAAACAAATCGAATGAACTAGGTGAATAATATTCACCTAGTTCAAAAATGCACGTTTTCAGATATATCTCGAACTAAGTCAATAATATTGACCTAGTTAGTGTTTTTAGATATATCTCGAACTAGGTTAATAATATTAACCTAGTTCAAAATACGGGTTTAATTATCTTCCTTAAGGGCATCTTCTTTTGTGGTGCGCTTAGACTTTAAAAATTGAATATATTGCATTATATCTTGCTTTTCACTAATTGAAAGTTCTTCTAATTCGTGAAAAATCTTTATTTGCATAGCGGCATCTTGAAGCTCGCTAACGGGGATACTGATACGAAAAGTATCTGTTTTGCCATCTGCAAAATTTTTAGGTGTATTTTCGGTAAATAAATCAGATGTAGTAACTGAAAAATAATCTGCAATTTTATTAACAATATCTATACGAGGCATTTGCTCCCCTGAACAATAGCGAGATACGGAGGCTGTCGTTAATCCTAAGTCATGAGCAAGCTGTCGTTGTGTAATATTATTGAAATCTATTAAGTCTTTTAGGTTTTCAGAGAATACTGACATTATAAACACCTCCTGGTAGTAAAAATTGATTTATTCTTAATTAGATTATATCAAAAACAAATACAAATTGCAAGAAAAAGATAAAAAACTCAAAAAAGTTGATAAAAAAGTATTGACATATTACTTTTAAAGTAGTATAATTCGAGAATGTAAGGAGGTGAAAATATGGGATATACAACAAAAAATCTAAGAGAATATCGTATGGAACAAGGCTTGTCAATGAGTGAGTTGTCGTATAAAGCTAAAATTACGGCAAGTCAAATATCGTTACTTGAAAAGCAAAAAATTAAAAAACCGCAAGCTTCAACTATACGAAAGCTTGCGGAGGCATTAGGCAGACCGATTACGGATTTCATTGAAAAGGAGAAAAATTAAGAATGAACAAGTTGCAAAAAAGAAAAAGAGTAATTTGCTCTCCGTACCAAAGATATGCAAATTACTCACAAACCAAACTCCGAAAGGAATTTATACATACATTATATCATAACCTTTCGGATAAATCAAGTGTAAAGAAAGGATAATGAATATGACGAATCAATTAATACCGATTGAAATGAACAATCAGAGAATTTTAACAACACAACAACTTGCGGCAGTCTATGAAACAGATACAAACAATATTAAAAACAACTTCGCAAATCATAAAGACCATTTTGTTGAGGGCGTACATTATTATCTCTTAAAAGGCGAGGAATTAAGAGCTTTTAAGCGCGAGGTCAATAATATTGACCTCGTGAAAACGAATGTAAATCAGCTATACCTTTGGACAGAACGCGGAGCAAATCGTCATTGCAAAATTCTTGACACCGACAAGGCGTGGGAGCAATTCGACAACTTGGAAGAAACATATTTTAGAGTAAAGGAACAACGCCCCGATTGCATTGAAGATGTCCTTATACAGAGCTTGCAAGAGATGAAAGAAGTAAAGCAACAAATACAAGCAACCAACAAGCGCCTTGACGGTATTTCGGACATTGTAGCTCTTGACACGCATTCATGGCGTGAGGACGCAAGAAGATTAATCGTTAAGATTGCGCAGGCTATCGGCGGAAATGAATACATAAAAGACGTTAATGCAGAAGTGTTTAGACTTGTAGAGCTTAGAGGTGCAACACGACTAAGCATAAGACTTACCAATATGCGCAGACGTATGGCAGACAACGGTGTTTGCAAATCAAAACGCGATAGACTGAACAAAGTGGATGTAATCGCAGAAGATAAGAAACTTATTGAGATTTACGTTGCAATCGTCAAGGAAATGGCTATTAAATACGGCGTAGATACGGTTGCATAAGAAAGGGGTTAAAAATTATGTTAAGACACAAATTTATGAATGAGAGAACAGTTGCCTTTGACGACAAGGTATATAACGATTTAGAGTTACTTGCTGATGTTACAGGCAGAACTCGTGAAGAACTTATACATACAGCGGCAATCGACTTGATTAAGGAAAATAAAGAGTATTTTACCGAGTATATCCTTGTAGATTATTTGGGGGACTTCTTGGACGGCAATGCGGAGAAGGAGAGTTGCAAGGTTGCAGGTGTTAAGGTCGATTTGGGATATGACGAAGATGATAATTATACGATGTATTTCAGCGTGAAAGATACCAACGGAAAAACGATTGAAGAAGAGTATCGTGATTATGACGATATAGACGCTTTAATTGATTTTCTACGTCAATTATCTTATAAAATTGACCGCGATAGCGAAGATGTGAAGAACTACCTTAAGCAAAGAATGGACTACCGTTAAAACGGCGTAGGAGGAAATTGTGATGAAAAGTGAATTGATAAATCAAATTTATGCAGACGTTTCACAGAGCGAGGAATATCAAAAATCAGAAGAAATGAAACAGTTAACTAAAATACAAGATGAGCAGGGGAAAGCCATAAGAAAGACCGTAGGGGATAGAATGTATATAAACAATATTGATGGATTTGTTTCAGCGTCGGAGGCTGGTTGTGAACGTTACGGTTTTATTTTGGGTTTTAAATATGCAATGCGACTTATGCAAGAATGTTTCAATCCAACAGGACAGAATATATAAATATTAAGCACCTTTCGGGGTGCTTTTTCTATGCAAAAAAAGAGGTGACACAATGTACAGACGAATACCACCATAGCACGCTCACGGCGTGTTTTTTTAATGAAAAATCCCAATTAATTACGATTTAGAAAGGAATGATAAAATGAAATTAAATTTTAATTTTAGCGGAAAAACGCTGTTAAAGGATTGGTGGAAGATTGTTCGTGATAATTTCACGGCAATTCAAACCGACCACAACACACTGTCCGACAAATTGGACACAGAAACCACGCAACGCACCAACGCTGATGTAGGTTTGGCAGACAAAATCACAGCCGAAACCAAGGCAAGGGAAAGTGCGGATAGTTCGTTAAGCAGTCGCATAAACAACGAAGTGACAATACGACAGGCGGCGGATAATGAACTGCAACGTAATATTGACAGTGAAATCACCGAAAGACAGACGGCAGATACCAATATTTCAAATTCAGTGAAAGCCGAAGAATCAGCAAGAAAAAGTGCTGACAAAGAATTGAAAGCACGTATTGATGAAATCAATGCGAACACCGAAACAACTATACTGTTTGGCGACAAAAAGCAACATACAGTAAAATTTGTTGCACCGAGTAAGCCTACACTATATTTTGACGGACAACAAGAATATTATGGCGAGAGTATGACGGTTGATATTACACTGAAAGATGCGTTTTACATTGACGGGAAACAGATTGCCGGAACGTTTTCAGAACAGTGTATAAATGTACCGATAGGCGGTGTTTATATCGTTGTGCGCTATGATTTTAGTAATAATATGTGTAGTATATCATCAAATTCTACATCTGTACCGTCGGCAATTTCGGGTGATGTATGGACATTTACGTTGTATCATATTGACGATATAAATTTAGAAATGAAGATAGACAGCGAATCGCCGACAGGGGAAAGATATGAATTTATATCGGCGGCGGTTGATTATGTCATAGAAAACGAAAATGCCACAGGCGACAGTTATTTCATAACCAATACATACGAACGTGTTCGTACATTGGCAGATTTGGCAACTGTCAATAAAAATTCATTTATTGACGCTGTAAATGAAAATGCAAAAAATATTACAGACATCACCAAAAACCAAATATTTGTCGTGTGCGACGGCGACCACGACGAATTAAAAATACAGGCGGCGTTGTCGAGAGCCACACGAGGCACGGTAGTATATATCATGGGTGATTGTGTACTGACTAACGAAAACACACAGGACAGTGGGCTTGTTTCGGGGTTCGGTCATTATAATGCTATATTAAATGTAGGTATACGAGTTACATTAGACGGTACTTACTGTAGTTCAATTACGTTTAAAAATACCAATCCTGCCGCACGTCAAGTTATATTCTTCTTGGGTATTATGGCGAAGTTAAAAAATATAAATTTCCAAGAGGATAACACCACCTGTACTCAAACATCTGTTAATCCTATGATTTTATTTGGCAATAGTAACGCAATCGTTGATAATTGTGTATTAGGCGAAGTATATGATGTAAATCAAGATGATAGTACCGTTGGTAATATCATTATGTGCAGTGGTTCAAAATTTACAAACAATGTTATTGACGGTTGGTGCTTAAAAACAAAAACCAATATAGATGCATGTATGAAATTTACAAAAGTTTTTGTAGATAACAATAAATTTACAAATATATGGACTACCGATAATTCAGATTCGGGATATTTAATGTCTGTATCAGCGTCGATATTTATAAACAATGTATTTGAAGATAACACCATACCACAAGGGGAAATATATTTCAGCGGTAACAACAGTCTTTGTAATCATAATATTTTCAATAGTAGTGATATCGGTAATATTACACTGGCAGGTAATACAGCCAATAATGTATTTATTTCGTTAGATTTGAACGAGTGTATAGCAGTCAAATTGAGAAGTATCTGCAATGACAATACATTCTTTGGATTAAAGGTAAAAGAAGGTGACTGCGCTTTTGATTTGGGTGTAGAAGCAACATTCGCAAACAATTATATTAAAAATCTGTCTATTATAACAACAGATAGTACAGAAGTTAAGGGATATAATATCCTTTATGCAAACAAGGCATTTTGTCGTGATAATGTGATTCTATTATCTGCGGCAACAAACACATTAGAAAATCTGTACGTTATCGAAGCTAACGCTTCGTCGGTTGTAACGGGCAATGTCACAAGTGCAAGCTCAATAGGTCAACTGGACGAAGGTTGTGTGGCTGAAGGTAATACGGTTGCGTGGAGTTAAGGGGGTCGAATATGTACAAATTTTATAGTAAAAACGGAACAGCACAATTTTATGAACGCGGTGTTGAAATTGACGGCACGGTGTACGGAATACGAACTGACAGCGACATACTGCGAATTAAACGCAGTGTTGTAAACAGCAAATTTGCTGAAAGCGAAGAAGATTTTGATATGAATGTAGAAATCGCAAAAATTCAGCATATGGACATAACGTTGGAACAGCCGACATCAGAACAGCTGTCACAGATACAGGCGAAAACATACAACAGTATGACAGAATTAAAACATCACGTTCAGTCCATTATGAACGGTGAGCTGACACAGGATGAAATCAACGCAATGCTGTTATTAAGAATTGCGGAAATGGAGGTAGCAATTACAAATGAACAAACGACTAATTAAAATGTATTACAAAAAGGGCATTTACAAAGAAAAGGATTTAAACACATTTGTAAATGCCAGATTTATCACAGAAGACGACAAAAAAGAAATTATGGAGGTTAAAAAATGAACATATGGGAAACAATTAATGTATTTTGGGTTACATTGGCGTGTAACCTATTTGTCAAGACTGTATTTATTGCAGTAATGTTGGATACAACTCTCGGCTTGCTCCGAGCAATCAAAGAAAAAAAATTCAACAGCTGTTTCGGCATAGACGGAGCCATCAGAAAAATAGCTATGATTATATCCGTTGTTTTTCTGGCGGTGTTAGACAAACTAATCGGGTTTAATATGATGCCGTTCGTGCCGGAAGATATATTAAAATATATCGGCGTTACGCAGGTGGGGATTTGTGAGTTTTTCTGCCTGTTGTACATAATGTATGAAAGTATATCAATACTGAAAAATATGTGTTTGTGTGGTTTGCCAATCCCGAACAAGTTGCGAAGTGGAATTGAAAAATGGCTAAACACTATGACATCAGAATTGGACGGAAAGAAAGGCGAGTGATAGAAAATGCGAACAATAAATAACGGTTTTCCACTAACGCAGTTTAACGGTATTAATATTAATACGTCGATACTATCATCATCAGCGAACTACTATTCATATGGTAGTCGTGATGTGAAATATGTTGTAATTCACTATACAGGCAACAGCTCTGACACCGCCAAAGCGAACGCAAATTATTTCAGCGGCGGTTCACGCAGTGCATCAGCACATTATTTTGTCGACGCAAATAGTTGTTATCAATCAGTCGCATTAAATAATGCCGCATGGGCGGTGGGCGGCACAAAGGTATATAAACATGCCGAATGCCGCAACATAAACAGTATATCCATTGAAATGTGTTGTAGTGGTAATTCTATTGTGTCAGAAAAAACAATCAACAATACCGCACATTTGTGCGCTGAATTGTGTAAATACATAGGTATTACGGCAGATACAGTTGATACGTTTGTTTTACGTCATTATGACGTATGGGACAAACAGTGTCCGGCACAGTGGGCAACTGAGAACAGTGCCGGTTGGACGACATTCAAAGAAAAGGTTAAGGCGATTTTAAGAAATGAGGAGGGACTGACAATGGAGCAGTACAATGAATTAAAAAATCTAATAGAGAAACAGGCGGCGGCTATTTCAGCGCTCCAAGCAGAGAATAAGGAATTGAAAGCCGTAGTGCAAAGTACAATGGTGTATGACTATAACGATGGCAACATGCCATCGTGGGCAAGAACGGCAGTACAAGCTGCGCAAGATTACGGCGCATTGGTCGGTGACGAGCAAGGAAGATTGGGACTATCTTATAAGGACCTACGAACAATTTGCAGGGAGTACAGATGTGGTATGTATGATAAGTAG